CATCGCTTTCTCCACGCATAGCTGTTCATTTTGCTACCGATAGCCTCCATCCACGATAGAGGTCTATCGATAACACGTTTATAATACCATCTTATATCTAATATTAAATCAGGTATTGTTTTCATTGTCTCCCTTAAAAAATTTTTTACAGTGTTCAGCATATTCTTCCTCGCTAACGTGGTCAGCAAATAGACTTAACATGGCCTTGTATGCTCCACCACTCTTATAATCATTACTGATTGTTTTATCGTTAAATACATTATCGTCAGAGGAGACACCACGTCTGGTACTCTCCCCTCCAACGCCAGGAATCGTCGCTACCCTTTCAGGTCGTTGCTTAGGTCCAGAGGAACGCAATTCTGCAGGACTTGTACCCCTATCCTGGTACACTTTAATAAATTTTTTACAGTTTTCGTATAATTCGTCGTACTTATCTTGTGCTTTCAAAGCGTTAAATCTTGCTTTGACAAAACTAAAATTGTTAGGGTGATTGTTTAATCTGTTACCATCAATGTGATCACAATGTATATTACTCAGTTCTGCATCTACAACTTCACCAGATAGTTTACATCTCACCATTGGAAACATAATAGGTTTACCATTTTCAAAATCAAGTTCACCTGTCCATTGATTGACGGCTTGCATTTCTGCTTTTTCTTCTATTTTTTTTAAAGATATACCTGGCCATATTCTATCTAAGTAATCCCAAATTACACCACCTTGATATGTTAGTTTGTTTTTGTGCATATGATATGTTCCTTTTCTTTTTCCTTTGTGGCCATACATGAATATTCTAGCTTTTTTTCTAACGTGTTGAATCCTAGTAACTTCAACATCTTTGTACTCACCTCTCTCGCCACGGCTAGAATTATTGAAGTCTCTTGTTTTTCTAAACACACCTCGTTGTAATTTCTTGTTACGTTCAAGACATTTTTCTTTCTGTCCGTCGCCAAGATGATACGAGATAGCCGATTTACTGAATCCAGTAACCTTTTGTATTTCCCCGTAAGAATAGCCATGAGATCTAAGTTCAAATATTTTTTCTTTTTTACCATCTTTTATCGATTTATTTGTTCTTGGCATTTCCAGGTTCAATGGTCCATGGTGCGTTAGCCGTTCTCAAATCATTCTTGCTATCGTCCCAATATCTTTTACACAGGTTGCCAGTGCTCTTTGCAATAAATTCATGTTGCATCTCGTGATGCGGGTTATAAGGTCTTTTAACCTTCTTACCATCTGATTTAGAATAGTAAGTAATGTAAAAATTAATTTTACTCATCATTTAACGATCGCATATAGTCTAGCGTACTCCTTAATTAATTTGTACCACTCTTTCTTGTACTTCTCGTCCTTTGTTTTGTTGTACTCGTTCGCTGCTTGGTTTATTCTATCTATTAGTTTCATAAACTTCATCATTTACTCCAAACATTTGTTACACCTCTTAACAACCACTTCAACGTATCCTCACTCTTTTTTGATTGACTGCAACTCGTCAGGAACAATAGGATCATAATTCCTAGCCCAAATCGTCTCATCTATTTCTCCCTCCGACCAACAGTTTAAACACTGTACTATTGTGTTCATGTCTGTTTTTAAGTAACCATTGCCTTTGCATTCTGGGCATATCCTCCTACCTGTCGACATAATCGTGTGTATACTTTGGTAACCATTTAAAATCTTTTTCTGGTCTTTTATATGGTTCTCGTGGTTCTTTTCTTTTAACTTTTAGTTTTATTACATTATTAACAGCTTGTTTTATTCTCATGTGTTTACCAAGAATATCTGCTTCTCTTTCTATTGCTTTGTTTAGCATTCTCTTTCTAACATAGTTAGGATCTCTACCTGCTAATCCACACACGTAATTAAAATCCATACCATGTCGAATCCAACTTAAAGCATCTAATGCTGCTCTATTATCTGCTGAATAAAAGGCATCATCAAATGCTTTAGCTAAGACTGCGATCCAGAGTTTTTGCTCTGGTTCTTTGTTTTGCTCAACTAAATGTATAACATCACTATTTGCTAGCGGTGCTCTGTGCTTTGCCATTTAGTTTCCTCACTTTCTCATTTGCTATCTTTTCAATCGTTTTGCTTATCGATAACGTCACATCTGGATCTAAATTCTTCGACAAAGTATCTAAGATCTTGTATGTTGCGTGTGATAACGAAACGTTTCTATATTTTGTTGTGTCTGTCATATTTCTTCCTTTCACAATATATAGGATAATCATATAGGATTGTCAATGATAAAATACATAATGATGATAAAAGTTTGTTCTGCCCTTTACGGAAGTTGTATGCCTGAGTTTCAACACAAGGTTGTATTTAACAATTGGTATGATTGTGCTCAAAATGGGTTGGCTGAGGTTAAATCATTGATGACAGAAATAGGAAGAGAAGTTGTTAATAGAGATAAGATTACAGTATCCTTTAAATGCGATGTTGTCTCTGGTGCTTGACATTGTGTCAAAATTGTGACAGAAAGGTCACACTTTTCTCACCTTATAACCTATCCCCTTTTTCCCTCGTGGGATAGGTTTATTTAAATAATTATAAAATGGTATGGGTAGTGTGGGTAGTATGGGTTTATTATGAAAAAAAGAAATAAAATTGCGTTTGATCTCTTTTCAAAGAAATACAGGAAAAGAGTAATTAAACCAAAAAAGGGTAAGGGAAGTTTTAAAAGAAAAAAATAATTATAAAGTAGTGTGGGTAGTGTGGGCAGTATGGGTTATTGTGGCTCTTCACCACCACATATGTAGCCAATTACTTTCTTGCCTTCGTATAAATGATACTCTCGACTACTAAATAAAGTTTTATTTTTGTTTTCTTCTACTTTTACATTGGTATGGAACCAACTAGAACAAGAACTATTTATTTCAAATGTTTCTAGTTTGATGTCTCCACCAAATGTTAGATACATAAGGGTGATCATTATGGGTTTCATATAATAAACTCTCCAAATATAAATGCGCTATATATCAACATAATCATGAAGAATGCAATCCACCAAAAGAAAATCAATATGTTCCACCACATTAACGGCCTTGGCCACGATAGGCCTTTCTGTAGGGTGTCCGTTTTGAGTATTTTTTTGCGTGTCGACCTGGACGCTTTTTGGGTGTGCGTTTGTGATAATTATTTACACCAAATTTAGGAAGTTTCTTGGCCATCTTCTGGAAGAATACTAGATTTAAATCTAGTATGAGTATCTGCTAAAACGTATTTAATTACACCATT